TAGCACAAGGTGTAGGAGAAATTGGGGCAGCGTTTATAGGACCTTTTAAACAAGGCCCAGCGTTCGTTCCCACAATCGTTAGAACTCAATCGGAATTTGAGGATAAATTTGGTACACCTGATGGTACTTACTATACAGAATATGCAGTACAAAACTACTTGAGAGAGGCTGGAACTGCAACAATCGTTAGAGTAGCGGGTGTTGGTGGTTATGAGCAAGTAGCACCTATTGGTTTAAAAGCTAGTGGTTCATTTGGTGAAACATTAATCGGAGTTCTTCATTCAACAAACAATGGTGATGAAGCAGTTGGATTTAGTGGTTTTAGTGTATCTAATGGAACGGCATCTGGTTCATTTGTAGTTAGTGGTAGTGGTATTGGTGAAGTATCTTCATCTTTATTATCATCTGATAACAATGATGTAACTGATGTATTTGGTGTATCTGCATTGGGTTCAAAAGATGCATACACATACACTTACTTTAGGAACGCTTATTCTGATATTGATACTGCTATTACTGGTGGTGTTGTAGTACAGGCTGAAGCTTTACCAACGCAAGACTTTACTTACGATGCTAGTGTAGCGGCAACTCCTTGGGTTAAATCACAACTTATCTCCGGTGAAAGATATGACCTATTCCGTTTCCATACTTTAGGACATGGTAATGGAGAAAATACAAGATTCAAAGTTTCTATCTCTGGTGTTAAAGCAGCGGGTGAAGATGGTGGTACTGATTACTCAGTATTTAGTGTAACTATCCGTTCATTCTCAGATACTGATAAGAGAAAAGTAGTATTAGAATCATTTAACAATGTAAACTTAGACCCATCATCACCTAACTATATTGCAAGAGTGATTGGTGATAGATACTATACTGTTAACTCAGAAGGTAAGATTAGTGAAAATGGTGATTGGTTAAATAACTCTAAATATATTAGAGTAGAAGTTGGTGCACAAGGTTCTTACCCTGTATCAGCTGCACCATTCGCACATGGAGCTTACGAAAACTCAATTAAAGTAACTGACCCAACATTAGTACCTGCGGTAGTTTACCAAACAACTTCAACTTCAAACACAACTGGTAATCCTTACCAATATGCTGGTTTCAACTTTGAAACTGCTGGTGTTAAGTTGGATAACGCTAACTACTTAAAACCAATTCCTGATGCAGCTGGTACTGGCTCGAATGTTGTATTCGGATTTGATTCTCAGTTATCATTGGAAATGACTGGTTCTGCAGCAGCAGATATGATTAAGAGACAATTCACATTGGCATTCCAAGGTGGATTTGATGGAATGAGTCCTGCTAGAGAAATCTCTTTAGGAGCATCAATCTCAGCTGGTAACTCACAAGGATTTGATTTAACCGATTCAACTGCTAGTGGTTCAGTAGCATACGCTAAAGCTGTGAACGCAATCTCTAACGCTGATGAGTTTGATATCAATATGGTAGTAACTCCAGGTATCGTAAGAAGATTACACACCGCAGTTGTTACTGATGTATTGGATATGGTAGAAGCTAGACAAGATTGTTTCTACATCTCTGATTTCACCGCAGTAAATGATACTATCGCTCAAGCAACCGCACAAGCGGCAGCAGTAGATTCTAACTATGTTGGAACTTACTACCCTTGGGTTAAGACAGTAGATACGAATACTAACAAACTAATCTCAGTTCCACCTTCAGTATTACTTCCAGCGGTTTACGCAGCAAATGACGCTATTGCAGCTGAATGGTTCGCACCTGCTGGTTTGAATAGAGGTGGTATTGTAGGAGCAGTTTCAGTTCTTAATAGATTGACTCACTCTGAAAGAGATACCTTATACGAAAACAAAGTAAACCCAATCGCTTCATTCCCTGGACAAGGTATTGTGGCATTTGGACAGAAAACTCTGCAAGATAGAGCATCTGCTTTAGATAGAATCAATGTAAGAAGATTGTTAATTAATGTTAAGAAGTTTGTGGCATCTACTTCTAGATTCTTAGTGTTCGAACAAAATACCGCTACAACAAGAGGTAGATTTATCAACACCGTACAACCTTACTTAGAAGCAATTCAACAAAGACAAGGTTTATACGCATTCAAAGTAGTTATGGATGAAACTAACAACACTCCTGATGTAGTTGATAGAAACATACTTGCTGGACAGATTTTCTTACAACCGGCTAAGACCGCTGAATTCATTGTAATTGATTTCAACATCTTACCAACTGGAGCATCGTTCTCGGCATAATCAAAAAATGAAAAACTAATATTTATTAGTATAAAATAGGAAATATAAAATGGCAGAAGTATTAGAATTTAACGAAATGTTCTTCACCAACTTCGAACCGAAGATGAAGAATCGCTATATTATGGAGATTGATGGTATTCAATCTTACTTAATCAAAACAGCGGCAAGACCATCTATCAATTTCGAAACTGTGAAGTTGGACCACATCAACACTTATCGCAAATTGCAAGGTAAGGGTGAGTGGCAGGATATCACAATCACATTGTATGACCCAATTGTACCTTCAGGTGCACAACAGGTAATGGAATGGGTGAGATTAGGACACGAATCGATTACTGGTAGAAGAGGATACGCTGATTTCTATAAAAAAGAAATTGATTTCTATATGTTAGGTCCTGTTGGTGATAAGATTGAACATTGGAAGTTAAAGGGTGCATTTATTGTATCGGCTAACTTTAATGATTTAGATTTTTCATCTAATGACCCAGCTGATATCGAATTGACTTTAGCATACGATTACGCTATTTTAGAATTTTAATATATTATCCACTACTATATTTAGAAAAGAAGGTTCTCTTAGTGAGAACCTTTTTTCGTTTTATAACTTTTTTGTTTTGATATACTTATATATACAACAAATAAAGGTTAATTATGAGCGAAGCAAAATTTGATTTCCCAACGGAAGTTATTGATTTACCATCTGAGGGTAAGGTTTACCCTTTAGATAATCCCCTTTCTTCTGGTAAAGTAACTTTAAAGTACATGACCGCAAAAGAAGAAGATATCTTATCTTCACAAAACCTAATTAGAAAAGGAGTAGTGTTGGATAAATTATTCGAATCTATTATTGTTGATAAGGTAAATATTGATGATATCACAATCGGTGATAAGAATGCAATAATTCTTGCAACAAGAGTATTAGGTTATGGTCCTGAATACCCAATGAGATTTTATTCTACTAAATTGGGTGAAGAAGTTCAAGCAAATGTACATTTGGGTAAAGTTAAAACAAAAGAAGTTGATTTATCTAAATTTAATAATGAAAATAAATTTGAGTTTACTACTCCTGCTGGTAAAAATAAATTAGAATTTAAGTTATTAACACATGGTGATGAAAAGGCAATTGAAAAAGATATTGCAGCATTAGAAAAATTTAATAAAGATGCATCCTTCGATATCACTACTCGATTAAGATATATGGTTAAATCGGTTGATGGTAACTCTGATATGGGTACTATTAACAAATTTGTATCAAATATGTTGGTAAGAGATAGTAGAGCATTTAGGAACTATGTCAAGGAAATCCAACCTGATATGGACATGACTTATGAGTATGAGCATGAAGATGGTGAGAAGGAGGTAGTGCCCATTACATTGGGCGTTAACTTTTTTTGGCCTGGGGAAGACTCATAGTCAATTAATGCACAACCAAATTTTTGAGTTGTGTTATTATGGTAATGGGTTTATACAATCGGATGTGTACCAAATGCCAACTTATCTCAGAAACTTCTATTACAATAAATTATTAGAAGCTAAGAAAGCTGAAAAAGACGCTAACGAAAAGGCTAGTAAAAATATAAATAAACCATCTAAAGTTAGGGTGAGGAAGTAAACACTTCTATTATCCTAACTTTTTTTGTATCCGATATTTATAGATGGATAATTGGAGATTAAAATTATGGCACGATATAAAATTTCAAAAGAAAACATTAATGAGTTTTTTGGATTTTTTGGTAAAAAGAAAAAACCAAAAGATGTGGATACTTTAATAAAGAATGACCCAGTTCTTCAGAAAATAGATAAAGAAATTGGTGATTTAAATGATAAAGCACTTGCTAGATTAGCTAAAGATGATTTAGCTATGAAAATTTTAAAGAAACATGGCATTTCAATAAAATAACTTAAATGGCAGACAACTCTCAAAAACAAATACAAGACCAAATAAAATTACTTGAAATTCAAAAGAATAGAATTCAAGCTAATAAAACATTGTCTGTCCAAGATAAA